GTCTCGGTTACCTGGTCTACTCCTGTTGTTGTACGGGCAAAGGTAACACAGATTGACGGGTCGAGATACCTGAGGGAAGAGGAGCTTATTGACAGGAAGGTTTTTAAAATTGAATGCTGGGATAATGACTACGATAATAATATTCGCATTGGGTTTGGTGATTACACCCTTTATCCTGTCAGGCCGATAACTAAGAACCCGAATGGCAGTTTTTTGAATGAATGTTTAATCTATGCAGCAACGAAATGATCTCAGTAGAGGTGACAGATAAAAACGTGCGGATATGTATGCAGAAGTTTGAGAAATATAAAGTTCAAAGCGATAAGGCTTTAGATAAAGCTATCGACCGTACTGCGTTTGCTGTTCAGAAGGATGCTCAAAGTCGTTTGCAGGGAATGTTTGGCAGTAAAAGGCATATCGTTTTTGCAAGGCTTATGAGAGATATTTATCTCAGGACATTTGGTAAGTTTGAGAAAAGAGTCGGTTCGAATGTTGAATATGCTCCCTATATAGAATTTGGAACAGGTGACCTGGTATTTACAAACTTTAATTTTTCACCTGAAGCAAAGGTTGCAGCCGCTGAGTTTAAAGGGCGTGGCATAAGAAAGATTAATATTCACGGTGATTCATTTCTTAACTGGGCAGCGGTGAACCAGACACCGAAACACCGGGAAAGGATTATTGAGGAACTAAATAAAATTAAAACGTGAGTGCTTTCAAAGATATATCATACGACCTTATTAATGGCATCTTTACTGTGTTGGATGGTAACGTTACTTATGATAGCACCGATTATAATGTTTATAAATCTCTTCCAAAGGCTGCACCGGATAATTATGTCCATGTCACGGGTGTTATCCAGACGGAAGACGGTACGAAAGATGATTTTCATTATTATGGAACAGTTCAGGTCAGAGTAGTGACAGATAACGTAATGAGAGCAGACAAGAAACTTGCACAGGCAATTATGAACGTTGTTCGAGGCCTGTTAAAGACTTCAAAAGAAGCGGTCTTTGATTGTTCACCGAGTTCGCTGATAGTATTCAAGCATGAGAGCTTTAATGAGCTGATAGAACAATCCGATGAGATAGGGAAAGTAACACTAATTGATATATATTCATTTTTAATAGTTTAGATAATGGCAGCAATCAATGGAACCCTTTACGGGGTATTTTACGGGGCAACAAATAAACTTTTCAGCACACGCAGTGCATCGCTGAAGGTTGATGTTAATCTCGACGACGTAACAACTAAAGACAGTGGAGGATGGGCAGCTCATATTGACGGGCTTCGCTCATGGTCTATTGACTTTGACGGTGTTTACGATGAGACCGATGCAGGTGCAACTTCGATGACCCCAATAGAGATATTGGCAGCTATCATAGCACGCACCGCAGATGCTGAATGTGCTTTTAAACCTGATGCCACGACAACTGGCACAGGGTGGAAAGGCAATGGCACATTCAAGAGTATCACCCTGACGGGAGATATGGAAACGGGTATTAAATTTTCAGGTACAATACAGGGTAATGCTCCACTTGTTGCAATAGATAAGACATAAAAGGAGTATTAACTTTAAAACTTCTTAAAGTCATGGCAGCACCAATTAATGGAACATTATTACTACTTTACTCTGATGGTCAGCTTGTAGCCTATCAGAAAGGCATTACTATAAGCGTTGATACCGATTTGCCTGATGCCACCAACAAGGAATCCTCAGGGTGGGCCGAGCATATCCAGGGTATGCTCAATGCAAAGATTGACTTCACTTCGTTGTTCTCTACTTTGACACCGGCTGAAGGAGGTATGCAGGCAAACGCACTGATGGACTATATCATCAACCGTCAAAGCCTGCTGATCTCGATCCTGGGATTTAGCTTTCCCATCGTGGCCGAGGCAGATATTAACTCACTGACGTTTGATGGAGGACAGGAGACGGCGATGGGCCTTTCCGGCAGTCTGAAGGTCAAAGGGCAGATGTATTGTTTGCTGGATGCAAGCGAACAGATGATGGTTGATCCTGATGGATATTCTAATACGTATGATACAATGACTGTATCTGGTATTAGTATCTCATCGGCTATTAATGCTTCCGGGTCAGCTTATGTTAGAAGTACGGCAGCTTCTATGACAGATACATATACTTATAAGGTAGCATTTTATTTAACTTTAAACAGTGGTGAGTTACCAAATGTTAATGTATGTCATGGAGGCACAGGTGCATCACATTCTAATACAGTGGCTTGTGTGTCCGGGCTTAATATAATAACTCTTGTTGCTACTTCTTCCGGGTCGTGGTCTTTACAATTTGCCAATACAGCAGCATCGAATTTCTCAACAACAAACATATATTGGTTTAATGTATGAAATTAACATTTCGTAAAATAGGAGGGTTTTATAAGGATAAGGATATCCCGATAACTATTGATCTCGGTACATTGGAAGATACCTGTGAGGGGCTTGGCATTGAGTTTTATGAGATAACAGAAACACTCAAGAACAGGAATTATGATTTTTCCATTGAACTTCTTTGGCAGGGATATATAACGGCCTGCAAAGATGCTTATAAAAAGCCAAAGTTCACCCGCAGTCATGCCATAATATGGAATGAACATTTAAGTAAAGAAGCATCACAGGAGTTTGTAAAGAAAATGACCGACCTATTAGGTAAGATAGGAAAGACAACAACTAATAAAAAAAAAGTAACAACAGAATAACATGGGACGAGATAAGAGGCTTTGCATTGGGGGAATTGGGCTGGGATTTTAAACGATACCGGAAGAGTTCTTTATATGAGTTTAACCTGGCAGCAGCCGGGTATTGGAGAAACAGGGAAAGGAATGTCTTATGGCTTGCGCGGGAGATTGTTTTTGAACTGATAAGAGGGAACCCGTATTACAAGGCAGAAGACAAACCGAAGCGCAAAACTGACCTGATGGAGTTTGAGATGGACAAAAAGCCAAAGCCGGAAAAGAAAGACAAGCAGTTGACAGAGGAAGATTTGAGAATGGCACAGTTGATAGGATTTAATAAAAAGTAAGATGGGAATAATATCCGATTTATTTGTAAGGATTAAAGGCGATAAGACACAACTCGATTCTACGCTGAAAGGTGCCGAGGGATCTGTTAATAAATTTGGTTCGACAATTAAGAAGCTTGGCGGTATTTTAGCTGCAACATTCGCAGTTGGCACTATTATAAGTTTTGGGAAAGAAATAATAAAGCTCGCTGCGAAAGCGGAAGGTATTAAAACGGCTTTTAATAAATTAAATGATCCTAACCTATTAAATAATTTAAAACAGGCAACCAGGGGTACTGTCGATTCTGTTACTTTGATGCAGAAAGCAATTCAGGCAAGAAATTTTAAGATACCACTGGATCAGCTTGCTACATATTTTGAATTTGCCACTAAAAGAGCTATTGAAACAGGGGAGTCTGTTGATTACCTTGTTAATTCTATTATTACAGGAGTAGGAAGGAAGTCTGTTCTTGTAATGGACAATCTTGGCATAAGTGCTGTTGAATTACAACAGGAAGTTAAAAAAGTTGGTGATTTCGGCATTGCTTCAGGGAATATCATAAGACGTGAGCTTACCTCAATGGGGGATGTTGCCGATACAACGGCTGTAAAAGTTCAGCAATTAGCCGCCAATACTGTTGATTTAAAAACTGCATGGGGTGAGTTTGCTGCAAATTCTGGAGTTTACAAAGGAGCACTTGATATGCTTTCAGGTTCCCTTGAGATAATGGCTAATAAAGATGTTACCTTATGGCAAAAACTTTTACTATCAATGGGCCTTTATGATTTATATGCAAAAAGTATAGCAAAAACTATGTCCCATGAATTTATTATTCCTGCTGGTACAGTTATAAAAGGGCCAAAAGAACCAGAGATGGGGATGCCAAGACAGACCGGCCCTTCTGCTATTAATATGGCAGTGCCCGGTGTGAATGCAGGAGGCCCGTTTAATAAAGATATCGCAGCACTGAATAATCAGTTTGTCTCAGGACAGATAGCAGGCGCAGGAGGTAATCAGTTAAGGGGTTTTGGTGGAATGTCACAGGCCGCTATTAATGCAGCAGTGGCCACAAAAATGGCTGCGGAAAAACAAGAAGAAGCAAATCAGGCAGAAGAAAAAGCACTGAATGATCTAAATAATATAATCTCAAATGCGAATGATGCTATTGCCAGCCTTGGTGCGCAATTAGTTGAGGGAATAGGAGAGGCGCTTGCAGGAGGTAATGTTAAAGATATAGGAAAACAGTTACTTTCATCATTAGCAGGCTTTCTTTCACATTTTGGAGAGATGTTATTAGCAACAGGATTAGGGATAAAG